GACTCTTATAGGTCTGTGTCGAGACTGAGGTTATGGGTTCTATTAAATAGGTCGCTGATTGAATTAGTTTTATGAATGATACTGACAATAAGCCAACATTAATAACACTTGATGATGACGAACTATTGTGGTGTAAAACTCACGCAACCGACATTGTGGATTATTATGGAGGTGAGGGAACTCAGGGTTCAGGAACTTATAATCATAATAAAATAAGTAGCAATTTAGTTGGAGTTAAATCTGAAGTGGCTATGACTAAATGGTTGAAAAATGCAACAGAAAAAGAAGGACTATTTATAGGGGTTGTGAAAGAAAATTATCGAAGATTTAAAGAACGAGGATTGAAGGGCGACATACAATGTAATGAAACTATAATAGAGGTCAAAGGGTTGCGACCTCACCAATGGAATAAGTTCAAACGAATGATTCCCCCGTATCAACTCAAGCAATGTGTTAGAAATAATGCGTTAGTTGTGTGGGCTTTAGCCACAGGGGATTCCACCAATGGTGAAGTAAAATTGATGGGATGGAACTATGCCTTAGATATACAATCACAAGGCGTGGAGGTTAGAACAATATGTGATAATATATGGTTAGAATCAGATTCATTGATGCGACCCATGAATACTATAAGTGAACTAATCAGTTCACCACTATGATTAATAAATCTTTCTAAAGGCTCCATAGTTTTTGTTTGTATTTTACCTTAGTTTCTATGAGGATTATAGGCAATCAATGATTGGTATGACCTTAATTGTTCACAACTACAATGAGGGCAAACCTCCTTATCTGTTTTTTCTTGATACCTATGGTGTTGTTTGAATGCCACATTCTCTACCCACCTCCATTTATGGTTCCCATCAGGAGATGTCGGACATTCAAAATTACTTGCCTTTTCAGTTATTACTTCCACCTCAAGACACCTTCGACACCGATAAATTGTCCTTCTATTACTATCACCTATAATTTGAGTCCTTTGGAACTTACCAATACAAGGTCGCCCTTTTGCTGACTTCTTACAGGGATGTTCACTAAATCTAACTGCCATATTTTATCGACACCCCCACTCCTTATTAACTATTTCGATTAGACGCTGTTATGTCCCTATACTTAAGTGAATGACTCTAAGGGGTCTTCGATTGGTATTTTATATTCAATACAGACCCGTTAGAGTCAGTAAATACCCTCAAGAGTCATTCTGCCAAAAAGAAAGCCTTTCAAACCAAGCATAAAAGAAAATAAGGTAAAGTGTAATGGCAATTTGTAGCCCCCACCCTGTTGATAGATATTCTTGCCAACTAAATGTGCCTATGAGTAATAAGTAGGCTACGACAACAGGTTGTAACCCAATTAAGCCCGCTATTGGTCGTATCATGTCTTTCTTAGTCAGTTCCATATCAACAAATTACCCACCCACCATAATAAGGGTTTGCATTGATTCTTTCCGTTAGCATTAAATACGAGAACGCAGAATGGTAGTTTGTTGAGCCACATGGATGAATTATACGAATTATTTAATCAACTCTCTGAGACACAGAGGAAATTAGTTCTTGACACCCCAACTTTATTGGATGCGTTTTGTATTGAAGCCTCTAATACGATTGGTGTGGATATAGACATATTAAAGACTCACATGATGAAACTTGATGCCTATGCAAAAGGAGAGGTTGAAAGAGTAGTTAAATTATCTAATTCTGTTGAACGGTTGAAAGATAAAAGTCTAAGATTAATTGAAAGGCAGACAGAGCGAGAACTATGGTATAATGAAATGGTTATTAAGCCCCTAACTGAAGCATTAGCAGTTAAGGGATTACTTGATGATGGAAACACATTCCAAGAGGCATTAGAAGCCTTACAAGGTGAAGGTGGTAGTGGACTACTCACTCAAGCCCAAAAACGAATAGAAAGGGCAAATGATTTGAGTTCAATTGTGCAAAGGCCGAGGTTGATACGATGGGATGATGGTTCTTCAAGAATGGAGAGAGAAAAGAAAGCCACACTCTATCATGAAATCTTAAATATAATGAAAACAGAAGGAGGCATAGGATTCACTAAAACTCAACTCTTGAGGAGAGTCAAGAAGGATAACTCTTCATGGCGGGCAGTATGTGAGGAAGTTTTAGGGTATATGGAATCGAGAGAATTAATCATAAGACAAAATCGGAAATATTTTTATGCCGTTAATTATCATAGTCGAGAGCAAGGCTACCATAGAGTGATATATGAATTGATTATATCTCACCCTCAAAGTAAAACCTCCATACTCAAGAAGATGGGTTATAATAATACTAAAGGGAGAACCAAATTAGCCAAAGCCCTGAATCAACTGATGGTTGAAGGACTAATAACTACTGATGGTATCAAATGGTCAAGGGTATAGCCGAAGCATTCATAAAGGTGAAGGATAAAGTCAGGTGTATGGAACAAATGTCGATGGTGCTGGTAATCCGATATGAGGGTGAACAATTATGTTCACCAACACAGATGACTGAGTGGTTTGAATCTAAATCCTATAAGGTAGGAGATACAAAAATTGTTGGTGAACAAACCTCATTTGAGTGGGCGCACATGAAAATGGTGAATACTCTTATGTTTGTGGTGAATACTCAAGAGGATGTCGATTTTCCCTCGATTTTGTTTGATTTCATACTTAATCTAAAAAGCAAAGATACAATAGTCTCTCTTGCTGAGGAATCACAAGGAGGCTATAAGTTAGTCTTTGAAGCCAATTTAGAACGATTTATTAAAGAATTAGTTAGTGGAGAGTGAATATATGGGAAATGGATTAAGTTATTGGAAATGTAATACTTGTGGAACAACGGCAACCTACCAAGGATTATGTCGAGATTGCACTACCTATGATAGTGAACGAAACATCATTGAACCTACCTCACGAATAAGAATCAACAAAGATGGGACTCAGCATGTTAAGAATACCCAAAGACCCATAATGCCATTTGGTGAAAGGGATGGGTTTAGAAAACAAAAGAAATTAACTAAGAAACAAACAAAGGCTATGGAGGAACACATATCGAAGTTCCGACCCACTAAAGATGGTGAAGTAGCATTATTAGGGGAATCTGATGATGAAGAAGAATGAAGATTACCGCCACTTGTTTGAAGGTTGGCGCAGCATATTTGTTTTGCCTCTAATGCTTGCTTGTATGGTAGGCACAGTCTTTTGTGATGCACTCTTAATTCCGCTTCAATGGTTGAGGAAATCAAAACAATTTCCCATTACTAAGTGGATGTTGAAAGACCCATTAAGGTAATTAAGAATGACAGGTGATTAATATAGATTTTAATGTATATCAAAAGGAAGCAATAGATACTGCAATCTATCCAAAAGAACACGGCCTAACTTATGCAGTCTTAGGATTAGTCGGAGAATCAGGCGAAGTTGCAGAAAAAATGAAAAAAATGATGCGAGATTCTATTCCACTCACAGAAGTTAAGAAGGATATTGGATATGAATTGGGAGATGTCCTATGGTATGTGGCTAATCTTGCCAATGAAATTGGGATGACTCTTGATGAAGTGGCTACCCTTAACTTAATAAAGGTAAGAGATAGAACCGTAAGACATAAGGTTCAAGGTAATGGTGATTATAGATGAATTGTGAAATCTGCGACAGACAACAAGTTGAATATATTGGAATAATTTGCGGAACTCATAAGGCTTGTATGATTTGTATTGCCAATTTAGTGAGAGAAGCAATAGAAAAAAAGGAGAGGGTAAAATGAGCGAAACAGAAAACAAAGAAAATATAGATGATAGATGGATGGAACGAGTAAGACAAATCTTTAGTGATGAAGGTTTTGCCATTGTAAATGATTATGAAATGGCAGAAATAGGGGATGCCGATGAAGAGGTAATTCTCAACCCCCCTGCTAATATCTCCTTAACTGTATTAGATAGCAATTATCCTCAATCTAATGTAAATGAATTATTATCTAATTTAGAAAAATACCTAAATGGAAGTGGATACTCAATTGTATCTCAGAGTAGCAATAAAGTTGAGGAAGCAGATGATGTAAGTCATACTACTATGAATTATTTTATGCCTGAAATGGCATTAATCAGAACTATCAGTTCTGCTCTTTCGATGCTAATTTCAACAATTGTCTTGTATAAGGTGTGGTGATAAGGTGAGAACTGAACTATTTGAACAGGCTGATGCTAAGGCGAAACATGGGGGGTATAAACTTTCCCCAACGGGTATGTATGTATCTCAAGTGTTTGCCCTACATGGGGCGCAAGGTGGAAAAACACACCTCATAGAGAAAATGAATGTTTGTGCGATTTGTATATTCATTCACGATGAACCTTATAACTATGGTGTCCTTCAAGCCACGACCTATGATGGAGATTGTGATGATTGTGGGGGAGAATCGAGATTCTATTCTGACGGAGTGAGTGAATAATATGACTTGTGATATTTGTAAAGTAGGTAATGCAGAAAATCGAGGCATATATTGTGGAGTCTATAAAGTATGTAGTCCATGCCTGAGAGTATTGATAAAGGAAAAGTGTGAGTGATATGGAAATAATGACTACAATCGGTGTGGCTATTGCTATCCTATACTTAAGTGGATTTGGTGGACTTTATTTTCATTTTAGTAGTTTAATCAATCGCCAATTAGATTTTAACGATAAGATTTTGAATAAACTAAAGTTAATCATAGAAGGAGATGAAATATATACAGTAGTCCAAAATTATTGTGAAGATACAGAAAATAACTCTAAATTGTATAGAGAATCTAAACTTGATTCAGAGGAGGAATAAATAGGATGGAAACCTACATAATACTACTAATTAACTCGATAATAACTATCCTTGTTGGAGGTTGGCTATTTAGATACTTTGACCTTATTTTCAATACTCAAGCAGATTTGATTGACAAGATACTAAAAATATTGCCTGAAATTGTGAACCCGCCTGAGAATCCTATGATGGATACCTCAGAAGAAGAATGAGGGAAAAGTATGGGAAAACTACCCTTGACGCAAAATCAAGTTTTAAGACAAGTCAAACGACTTAAAGAAGTTATTTTTGATAATTATTTAGAAAATAAAGATGAAACCTATGAGGGTGAAATTAATAATGAGGTTCTAATTATTATTCAAAAACAAATCATACCTGATGACGAAATTACTGAAACTCAATTCTTAAAAATGATTACAAGTGGAACCACAGAATTAATAGAGTTTTTAGAAAATAAAGTAAAAAGTGTGGATGAACGAGTTATTCATTTTTTTGCATTTGATTTTATGACTCAAAGTATTAATTTTATGTATAAAAGTGAAGTGAGTGAAATAGATAAATATTACAACCCTATGTATAATTGAGGTGAGTTTGTGTCAGACGAAAATGATTATAAAAGGAATAGAAAACGAGACAAGGGTTGGAGAAATAGAGATTCTAAAAAATCTAATTACAATAAGCGAGGATTAGATATAGATGAGGCTGAACTACTAAGGATACAAGGTCTAACTAAGTGTTTAACTTGTGCTGGTGTCTTCCCACAAAACCTCATAACTTGCCCCCATTGCCTGAGTGAATAGATATGGTGGTGTGGATTTTTTTGTGGGGCGTAATGCTGTGCTATTATTCCTTTTTAATTTACTCACTATTAGTAGGATTTGAACAATTGTATCGACTAAATGTAAGACGCAAATAGATGACTTACCCATAATACTAAATACCTCATTTACTAAATGATTATTATGTCTGTGATTCAAGAAGTGTCTGATACACAACAAACTACCTTAATTAAGCGACAATATTTGTTTGAGAAGAAAACTAAAAATAATGGATTGTTATGCTTTGATTTTGTTGATAAGAAAACAACAAGGAAAATGATTGAAGAAAATCATTATTCAAAATCTTGGTATCACATGATGGGTAAAATCAATGTAGGTGTATTTAAAGATGATAGATTGTTAGGTGTCGCTTCTTATGGCTCCATGAAAGTAGCCAAATCATTTAGGAGCATTTGTAAGGATATTCAACAACACGAAATTGTGGAGTTAAATAGATTATGGATTGATGATGAACTCAAAAAAAATGCAGAAAGTCTCCTAATCTCACGAAGTATCAAACTAATAAAAAAATATTACCCTGAAATAAGAATAATTCAATCATTTGCTGATGGGCGACTTGGTTGTGGGACTATTTACCAAGCGAGTAATTTTAAATATTACGGATTCCATGAAACTGAGTTTTTTGAAGATAAAGAAAGTGGCAGGTGCTTTCACGAAATGGTATTTCACACCTCATCAAGACCATTAGTTATTACGAGAAACTTAGAGATGATGCACGATAGATTTAAAAAGTTTAAAACAAGAACATATAGGTATCTGTATTTGATTGATAGAGATTTAAAGATTGAACATTCTGAAGAAGACTATGTAAAAGAACCACCCTATAAAGAATATCTTGAGTGGGAAATGAGTTTAGAAAAGGTTAATAGATGGATTCAAAATTGTTTAAAATATCAGTTTATAAAATTAGATAAAAAGCAATTTAGATTTACATTCGATGAAAATAAATATACCTACACTAAACAAATGTGGGAGGATGAGGTGCATCCATTATCACTTGTCAATACAGGAATTAATCTAAACGGATAGAACTACTAAATAATAGCATTAGAGTTATCATCTATGGGTATGAAAAAATAAGAACTCATAGGACACCAAGAGATAAAAATAAGGGTGATTATCCATAACACTTAAATACCTCATTTACATAATGGGCAATTATGGCAGAAGTAGTAAATATCGTAGCCTCTATGAGATTGACAGATAGTATTGATGTAAATGCAGTTGCAGATGAATTGCAGATAGATTATGAACAAGAACAATTCCCCGGTATGGTCTATCGGGTTAAGACCCCAAAGGTATGCCTCCTATTGTTTAGGAGTGGTAAGGCTGTGGCTACGGGAGCAAAGACTGTGGAGGATGTGGAAGTAGCATTTAAAATACTAAGGGCCGACTTAGAGAAACATAATTTTGAACTATGGAAGGAAACGGATTGTGAAGTGCGCTTACACAATATTGTTATGACTTCTGATTTATCTGAAAGTGTAGCAGGTAAAATTGACTTATCTAATTTAATGTTATATCTGCCTTTTGATAAGACTGAATATGAGCCTGAACAATTTCCCGGTTTGATTTACAGAATGGATGACCCAAGCGTTGTATTCTTAATATTTTCAAGTGGTAGGTGTGTAATTACAGGGGCAAATGATTTCTCAGAAGCAGAAAGGGCAGAAGATTACCTCAAAGATGAACTCAATGCGTTCTTAATTGGTCAAAAACTATGAGATTAATAAGAAATTAGCGAGGATTAATAACCCTAAGTTAGATAGCAACTATCATATAGAAGATGGATAAATGAACTAAACGAGTGATGATGTATGGATGATGTTTTGCCTGTATCCCCTCGAAAGGTTGATGGGGAGTTATCTAATGCGTGGGAGGCTATTGCTTCTGATTACGAAACAGATGTGCAAGTAGGCAAACCTGTTGGTGAAAATCGGAAAGGTAGCAGCATAGATGATATTGTGAATCTTTTTGCTGAAAGGTATGAGGTCATGAGAAAAATGATACGAAAACAATGTGGATTTAGAGAGTCTAATACCATATCAGAGGTTAGCAAAGAACGAAAAACATATAGACAATATAATGTAATAGGTATAGTGGCAAGCAAGAGGCGAACCAAGTCAGGCGGATTAATGATTGAAATTGAAGATAAAACAGGAACTTTGAGTGCATTCGTTAGGAGCGAGGACTCAGGCTCTCAGACATTATTGTGTGATGATGTTGTTGGTTTGAGTGGGTCTTATGGTAAAGATTCAGATATTTTTTGGGTCGATAGAGTTCAATTTGGTGATATTTTACCTAAGCATCTAAACAAAGGAGGTGCAGAGTTTGACCCCGTTTCCATAGCATTTATTTCAGACATTCACATGGGTTCAAAATATTTCCTTGAAGATACTTGGGATAAAATGATGAAATGGTTAAATGAGGATAAACTCGCAAAGAATATCAAATATCTCGTCATGGCAGGGGATGTTTGTGATGGTATCGGTATTTATCCGGGCCAAGAGAATAATTTGATATTTGATAATGCCTATGACCAATATGAGATGTGTGCAAGAAAACTTGATTATTTACCTGACCATATTACGCCCATAATTTTACCGGGAAATCATGATGCAGTAAGACCTGCTCAACCCCAACCTATGCTTGAACATACTATTCAGCAACAATTTAATTCCACAATCCATACAGGTAATCCCTGTCGGGCTTCATTGAATGGTATTGATGTTCTCGCATATCATGGGCAAGGGATGGATGACCTTATACCTCAAATTGACCATGTTACTTATGAGAACTCAATCGAGGGCATGAAAGAAATGTTGAAAAAGAGACACATGACTCCACAATGGGGTGAGAGGAGTGCATTGTCGCCTGAAGAACAAGATGATATGGTAATCAGAGACATACCTGATATTTTTGTAACAGGACACACCCATAGTCATTCATTTGAATGGTATAGGGGAGTGCCTTGTGTAGTTTCCTCCACAATGCAAGGCCAAACTGACTTTATGAATATGCTTGGATATGCCTCACAGAAGGGATTTCTAACCCTATACAATATCCAAAATAGGCAAGCGAAGATTGTCCCTTTCCACGCAAATGATGATATTAATTTTTGAAGTGATACTATGAAACCTGCATTTATACACCCTAAAGCCCATATATGGGGAGAAGTCGAAGTAGGAAAAGATACAATAATTGAGCCTTTTTGTGTAATACATGGGCCTGTCGTTATAGGTGAGGGAAACTTAATCCAATCAGGAACCATAATTGGTTGCCCTGCCGAACATAGAAGTAAAGATACAGGACTATCAGTTAGTATAGGCAATAATAATATTATTGGCCCCAATAGTGTAATCACAGGTGCAACTGATATTAGACCCACACAAATTGGTGATGGAAATATATTGATGAGTGGAGTCCATATTTCTCACGATTGTATTGTGGGTAATAATACTACTATCTCCCACAAAGTAATAATTGCAGGTGAATGTCATATATTAGATGGCGTTAATATGGGTTCAGGCTCTATGGCTCACCAAGGGTCAGTAATTGGTGCTTATGCAATGATTGGGATGGGTTCTGTCGTTGTTAAGGATGTATTTCCATACTTAGTCGTATGTGGAAATCCCGCTAAGTTTCTGCGAATCAATACTCATAGGTTAAAAGGTTATGGGTGGAAACAGGATTTGAATGAAGATGAGAAACTATTCAAAAACTTATTAGAAACTAATACTGATGATATTTTAGAGATTGTGAAAAGATTCCATGAATTATCAGGAAAACGAGGTAGGGATAAAATAATATACTTCTCAGGATTGATTAGAGAGGAGGAAGAGTAAGATGGGACTAAGTAATTATCCTGACGGCATGGATTGGGGGGCATATGATGATTACTATGACCCTGAGTTAGAGTGTGGCCATAGAGTGCATGAAGATTGTGAATGTTGGTGTGAGGGAGGGTCAGGCGATTCTGCACATGAAGTCGATGATTGCACTCCGAGTAATTGCACCCTACATTTTTGCGAATGTGAGGCTGAAAAAGAGCCTCAAGATGAATATTGTGTGAAATGTATGGGCGAGATAAGAGGGGAAAAAGATGAATGAAGAGAATCGGCTAATGGTTTGGGCGAAAATGCAACAGGCCGCAAATCAATTGAATGGGAAATTGCTACCATCTCACAGACATCCAAAAGGGCGAAATCCAAATGCCCATATCGCTAAATGTATCAAAAACCAATGGCGAAAGAGTTATAGAGATATACCTGATGAGAAAGTTGATGCGGTAATGAAATATATTGATGTTATCGTGGCTAAGGACTTGAATAAGTGGAATAAAAAAAGAGGGAGTAATGATGATTGAGGAAATTATATTGATAGGTATGGTCGCCCAAATGGGTTTGACTTGTGCGATGATTTGGAAAATGATACTGTTAGATAGAAAACAACAAAGTAATATTTATGGGGTATCTCATGTTTGGGGTTCACTTATGGAACTTAGGCAAGAATTAAAAAACTATGGGATTTTGCCTCCTATTCCTCCACCTCCTGTTGTAAAAGATATGATTGAATCCGAATCGGATGCAGAAGAGGATGAATTGCCTATTCCTCCGCCACCTCCTCTTGTTGAATCTACCCCTTAGTTTGATATACTTATTCGGTGATGTGATTGTATGAGTAAGTGTGAAAAGTCGGAAATATTGATGATTCTTCAACCAAGAGCAATTCCTGAAGCCATTGACTCACTAAACAAACTTGATATTGAAAAGGTTTGGTTTAGAGGGTATGATGAATACCATGTAGTTCAAAGGGTGAATCACTTTATACAAACAACAAATTATGATTATTATTGGATTATTGCAGACGATGTAGTTGTGGATGAAAAACCAATCGAAGTTTTGAGGCCACTAATGTATGAGGGGAAAGTAGTTACAGGTTATTGTAGGATGGGGATGAATACAGAGATTACTAATGTTTGTGAAACTCCATTAGTTTATTCGTCTTTTATTGAATCTCCTCTTTGGTCTTTTTGGGAAAGATTGAAAGTGCATAGCCCAATAAAGTTTGCATGGATGGATAGGTTTCCATTACCACACCCCCATGAGGACTCCCCTGAATGGTGGAGTTGGCTATGGTATGACTTTAATGAGTGTTCATTTTTGACGATGGAGGATATTGAAAACAAATCTGAAAGTGTTTTTCAAACTTATTTAACGGGATGGGCATTCACAGGGGCTTCAAGGGATATATGGCTAAAATACCCATTTGAAGTTTCATTATTAGGTGGGCAATCTGATGTGCAATTTTCCCTCAAGTATGCACATAGAGATGGTAAAGAAATATATTCACACAAGGATGCTTATTTTACACACTTGAAAATTAGTGTAACAGAAAAATTGATTAAGGAATGGTTAGTAGGTATAGAGCCTCCAATGGTATATCGAGGAGATGGTATCAGATTAAGAGAGAGGATAAGTGAACAGAATATTGTGTGGAATAACGATGAATTGGACTTCAAACCATATAATAAGTTCACAACTATCTTTCCTTATGAATATAATATCCATGCCGATGAACATAATCTAATTGAAGAGGATGATTTTTAATGGATAAAAATGATAATGAGATTTTGATGATTCTTCAACCGAGAGCAATCCCTGAAGCCATCGAGTCTTTGAATAAACTTGACATTGAAAAGGTTTGGTTTAGGGGATATACGGAGATGGAATTAGAAATTGTTTTGAATGATTTTATCAATGATACAGATTATGATTATTATTGGATTATTGCAGATGATGTGGTGGTGGATAATAAGCCTCTTGAGGTCTTGAGGCCGAAGTTGTATGGAGGAGAAGTTGTCACAGGATACTGCAACCTCTATCAAGAGTCCGATTTTGTTAATCTGAGTTTGAGAAAACTACCTTATTTGATTCCTGAAAGTGAAGTTTATAATAATTATCAAGTGATTAAATCGGGAGAAATTATTCCTGATGAGGATGTAGGAGATAAATATGCTGAGTTTTACTCAAGACTTTTAGAAAATAGGGATTATGTTTTTTGGAAACACAGACTCCAAGAGTTGCATCTGTTTCCCCCTTACTTGATTAGTCAAGAACAGGTTAATAGTATGGGTGATGATTATTTTCTCACCTATTTTGCAGGGTGGTCTTTTACAGGAATGTCTAAGGAGATTTGGTTAAAATACCCATACCAATGTTCAGGGAAAGGAATAGGAACTGATGCTCAGTTTGCTATGAGGTTTTTTGAAGCCGATGATAATAACCGAATATATACCCATAAGGATTCTTATTTTATTCATCTGAAAGAAGAACCTACTGATGGGGGATTCTTGAAAAGAAATTGGTTGGTTGGTGAAGAAGAACCTGTTGTTCATTTTGGTGATGGAAAGTTATTGCGAGAAGAGATTGATGCAGAAAATATTTACCAAATAAATGATTAAGAAGGAAATTGAAGTAGGGTGGAATAATGACGAATAAGCCTAAAGAGATTTTGATGATTCTTCAACCGAGAGCAATCCCTGAAGCCATCGAGTCTTTGAATAAACTTGACATTGAAAAGGTGTGGTTTAGGGCTTTTGATGAGCCATCAGTTTGTGAGTCCATAAATCAATTCATCCGTGATACTAATTATGACTATTATTGGGTGATTGCTGATGATGTAATAGTTTCTAATGCCCCTATTGAAAAATTAAGGCCATTGTTGTATCAAGGGAAAGTTGTCACAGGATATTGTAAATGGCATAATAAATCACCATACGCTAATCTATTACATAAGAAAATTAAGACAACATATATTACAGAACACCCTAATTACCGTTTTTGGGTGAGCCTAAATAAAGCCAACGCTAAAAGAAATAAATGGATAAAAAACATTCCCCCCAATAAACCCATAAGTAAATCAGAGGAAAATAAATACATTATATATGATATTAATATTTCTGATATGTGCTATTCGATAAATGAAATTAGTGAGATGAAATCTGAACCCATTAAAACTTGCTTTGGAGGATGGTCATTTACAGGGGCATCAAAAGAAATATGGCTAAAATATCCATTCCAATGTAGTATTAAGGGGTGTGAAAGCGATATGAACTTCGCCCACAGATTTGTTAATGAGGATGGAGGTATCATCCATAGCCATAAGGATGCTTATTTTGAACATCTGAAAACTAATCAAAATATATTAACTAAAAATTGGTTGGTCGGTGTCGAACCCTCAATAAGTTATGTAGGTCAGGGTAAGATAAATAGAGATGAAATAAAAAGTAAAAATATATTATTTCAACAGAAAGAGTTTAGTTTAAGAGGAATGGATTCTGAAATACTGACTGATAACTTACACATCAGCACGATTGAGGAATTATAAGTAGGTTTGGAGCGAATCCTTTACATAGGTAATATCACACACCCATAAATATGATTCCAAGAACATTAGTGGATTACGATAAAGAGGAACTAATAAATGCACTAATCGAAGTGATTGACTCAGGACAGTTTGTAAATGGGCCAAAGGCAAATGAGTTTGAAACAGAAGTGTGCAAATATACTAATGCAGATAATTGTGTAGCGGTGAACTCAGGAACTTCAGCATTAATTATGGCCTATAAATTATCCAATGCTAAAAAGATTCTTACTACTCCATTCACATTTTCAGCAACGGCTATGGCCGCAAAGTTTTTAGGTATTGAGGTAGTGTATTGCGATATTGACCCTAAGACTTACTGTATGGATATGAAAGAGGTCGAAAGATTATGCGAAGAACATCAGGATATTGATGTTGTGGTTCCCGTTCACATCTTCGGAATTAGTGCAGATTTGGATGCACTTGAACCCATAAAAGAAAAGTATGGGTTTTGCGTGATTGATGATTGCGCTCAAGCATTTGGAACGCATAACGGCGAACATCATGTGGGGGCGCATCCTGTGGTGGATATGGGTTGTTATTCCCTCTATCCGACCAAAAACTTATCTTGTGCAGGTGATGGAGGATTTATCACCTGTAAAGACGCATATTATGAACCCTTAAAAAGAATGAGGGATAATGGGCGATTCGAGAATACCCCCGTTATGGGTGTCGCAGGTAATTTCCGATTGAGTGAGTTTCAGGCTTCTATTGCGTTAATCAATCTGAAACAATTTGATAGCCACCAAAACCATCGAAGAAATATGGCTCAACATTATATTGATTATTTACAGCAATTAGAAGATGAAGGAGTAATCAAACTCCCACACGAAGTTAGTAATAATGGAATAGTTAAGGGTAATCACACCTACCACTTATTCGTAATCAAGTTGTTGAAACACGATGTTCAAAAAATTATTTCAAAAATGAAAGTTATGGGTGTAGGATGCACTCCCGCATATGGTAGCCTTGTTAGTGATTTAAATATGGGTAGTGAACCTGAAACTACTCAATATCCCATTGCGAGAGATATTACTAATAACTTACTCGCTTTGCCTATGAGTCAATTTATGAGTCGTGAAATGGTGATGATTGCTATTGAATCACTTATTAAGTGCTTGAGTGAAGATAAACTTGAACATAACAAACTTAATCAATGTTCCGAACTTATGAAAAAGGTTTCAAAAGATAAGGCTGTTTTGGAAATGTTAGATATAGGAGATGAATAAAATGAAAGTAGCAGTAGTAGGATATGGGCATATTGGAAAACAACATTGTATGAGTATCAAGGAGAATAATAACTTAGAATTAGCATATATTTGCGACCCATTCATTAGTGCAGAAGACTTACCTGATGAAGTGCAAGAAACATCATGGGTGAAAGACTACAATACATTTATTGAATCTAACCCTGAGATTGATTTATTGATTATCGCTACACCTAATCATTTACATTATCCTATGCTTGAAAAGGCTATGACTACCTATCCATTTGCAGGGACTCCTATCTTGGCAGAAAAACCTATTGTCTTACACGATAACGAAATTAAAAATATCCACAATATCCAAGAGAAACGAATAAATGAGGGGAAATTAGAGATACCACTATTCATTAATTATCCATTAAGATTTTTACCATCTGTTATGAAATTGAAAGAGGAGTGGGAAATGATTGGGAACATCCGAATGGTAAATACAGGCGTGTTTTGGAATAGAAATCAAGGCTATTATGATGCCTCCGATTGGAGAGGAACACTTAAAGAAGAGGGTGGGCCACTATTTAATGAGTTCATCCATCATCTCGATTTGATGAGTTATTTGTGTGGCGATATGAAAATAAATGGAGGTATGGTGAAAGATTTTGAGCATGACTATACTGAAGTTGAAGATTCAGGCATAATTAATCTAATTTTTCAAACAGGAGGATTTGGAGTAATTACCTATACTGTTGCCGCACCTAATAAGTCTTTTGATGTTAATTTTCACTTCATGGGCGATAAAGGTTCAGCCAAACTAACGGGGCTATACAATAATCAACTTTACATAAATGATGCTAATTATTCATTTGACATCAATAGAGAACATTATGGGTCTGTATTAGAAGCAATTCGAGAAAAAATAGAAAATAATATTGAGGATGAAAGACTGTGTTATTGGAGAGAAGGAATGATTACAGTTGGGCTAATCAATACTTACTATCGTAATGTGAGAAGCCGAAAAGTTATTAAAGGTGAAATAAACCACTCAATATTAACTGATTACAATAGAGGGTGAAAAAATGGAAAGCAAAGAAATAAGGAAAATGCTGAAGGAGATACTTCATAAATTAGATAAAATTGAACAAAAACTGAACTTAGATAAGGATAAAGGGAATAATTCCTTCCCCTATCGGCCCTACTCCCCTACTGAAGAGGACAGGGTGATTAACCCTTTCGCCCCCAAGGATAAAAGAAAACCTAAGTGGCCTCATCCAAGAGAGGGAACCACACCTTTCGATGATGATGATGATGATGATTATGGTGGTGGCATAGCCCCATCTCAAAGGTGATGATTACTATGGATATTAAATTAATTGCTACCCTCACAATCTTACTTGCTTCTTCCATTAGTGGATGTCTGTCTGAAATTGATGAGGAGTCCGAGATGGAGGATAGATTAATACTAATCAATACACAATATTGGAACGACTCACACCAATTTAATAACATCATAGGGGGAGGATATACTAATTCAACTATGATGAATCTTAGTGGAAATGGAACTACCTTATTTAATATCAATATTCAATCCTACTTTTTTGATGCTATGGTTTGGAAAGGACATATTAATCTAACAATATTTGAGACAAATAATGAATCAAATATCATGTGGTCTAATGAAAGCAATAAAACAGGAGATTCCACATACCTATGGGAATATAATGATTATACCTCGCCACAAAACTTAACCTTAAGAGTCAGAGCATCAGGCATGGACTCTGAACCTGATAATCCTATGGCTGATTATTTTATATTAACCATTATATCTGAAGAGATGCAAAAACGAGTAGTGAGTGTATGATGGCTAAATTATGCCATAGAGTAAATTGTGCCGATTGTAATAAATTGGGTTATGCTGATGAGTTTCAAAGAAGTGGGATACAAAATTACTTATGTGTTAGATGTTCAAACACACATATTGATTGGAACCACATAAAGAAAGGAGGAAAATGAAAATGCCATACATAAAGAAACATGACCGGAAAAAATACGAAAAAGCAATAGAAGAACTTGCCCTTCAACTTAACTTAGAAGGGATGGATGGGATTTACCCTGTGGGTGATTTAAACTATATTATTACCTCTGTCATCAAAAAAACTTTAGATAGACAAGGAATTAGATACCAAACCCTCAACGCAGTAGTAGGTGCATTAGAGTGTTGTAAATTGGAACTATATCGAAGAGTTATCTCCCCCTATGAGGATACTAAGGTTGATTCAAATGGGGATGCGTATTAATGAGGGCTAAAACACAAATCCATGTTGAATACGAAGTATTCAAAGCAATTCTTGATTCAGAGTTTATTGGTGAATTATTGAATGATGTAAATGATGAATTAGTTCCACCTAATGATGTGATTGCCCTTAATAGATTCCAAGAAGGAGTTAAAAGTGCGGCATTACTCATTAACAACCTAATGGAGAGAAGATTGCACAGATTACCTAACGAACATCCTGATTATGTTGAGAAGGTGTGATTGTGAATCCTCCTGTCTTACACCTCATGGGTGCTGAATCTGAACACCTCTGTAAATTGATTGAAGATGGCTCTAATTGGCCTGAAAAATATATGGATGATGAAGTGGCAAGGTTTTTAGAGTTCTGCGAATTGTGTGAAACCAACTATGTAAAAAAACATGGTCAAGAAAACATGGATAAGAAAAAAGCATGGCTGAGAAGAGATATGAAACAAGATAGTGAGGAATGCCCTTGTGGTAGCCACCCTGAAGGGATGGTTTTAGATAGAAGCCCAACTACACCCATTACGAAGAAGAAGGTTAAAACTTTGCGGGAGTATCTTGGGGTGAGAGCATGATTGAGGCAGGGTGGATATATGTGGTAGGTGAAACTAATCTCGGAACGCCACAATCTGAAGATTTACTGTTTAAAGTATTCTGTCAAGATACTACGGGAGTAGGGGTCGTGCTTCAATGGTTATGGCGGCCTGAAACTGTTGTGATGATGGCTATGCGAAATCCTAATGAAATCGTAGGTGTGGATACTTTTGGGAATACATACACAGGAGATAAACTCTTACACATAATAATACAGTCAAGGAATAATGATTATAGCAAAGTTTCATATACATGAAGGGATATTGTGAATTATGGTTAAAAAAGAGTCTATCGAACATAAGGATTTTAAAGAAATGATGCAGATAAAGAATACCCTTCAAGATAAATTGAAGAACTATGAGACTAAAATTGACCTTCTCAATAAAGAAAAACTGAGTGTGTGGAAAGAAATGAGCGTGGTTAATCAATACTTCAAGAAGCATTGTAACCACAATTGGGGTCGAGAGGCATACCATTATTCACCATTGAGATGCTCCATCTGTGAGATTGAAAGGGCATAGGTGCGAAACCCTTATTAATGAGTAATCAACCCCAATAGATATGGTGCAAAGAGTAAGTAAGTTTTGTCAGGCGCATAGAATTGGCAATTACGAGAAAAATCTGAAGAGAATGGAAAGGGCCGCAGATGCTCGAAATGTGGATTTTACATATAATATTGAACCTTTAGTTACTCAAGAAATGACAGGTGAAGAATATAATGCGGCGTGGGGTAAAAAAGGATATAAGTGGGTTCCCCTAACGAGGATTCACACGGAGTCATTGACAGAAATGCAGAAGGCAAAAGATATGTTGAATGCAGAGATGAGAAGTTGGACTCGACTAAAAAGACCTAATCTGAAGTTGAAGAGAAGTGAATTACCCTCCGAATTAATTACGATACTTAATAGTCCTGAGTTTAATCCATATCAGAGTCTCCCATTCATCGGAGTGAGTAATGGATTCCCATTAAATCCTCAAGAAATTAGAGATGGTGCGAAGCCAATATATGAGCCTACCTACCATATCCGACAAGGTGATGTGTATAAGCGGAGAGGCCATATTGTCTCAATTGAATATGGAGATTTTACTGATTCTGCTTGGGAGGTATTAGCAGTCCTTGAACCATTAACGAGTATTTACTTTACAAGGTTAGAACAACCCTACTTAATTCATAAGATGCCACATTTGAATAATAATGAAGGAAAGGGTGAAGAAGTTCACACATTAGTTCCTAAAGAAATTGACTCCAATTGCGACCATTGTAATACCAAACGAGAGAGGAAACAATTAATGCTTGTGAGGAATAAGGAAACAGGCGAAATTAAACGAGTAGGAACGAGTTGCCTATTTGAATATACAAATATCCGACCTGAATTAATTATGAAGTTATATCAGACTGTGGATACGCCTACCTATGGCGACCCAACTATTAGACATAATTTAGACCAATATGATTTATTTGATTTTATCGTCAAGGCACAGAGACTATTTGGTTATGCAGGGACATATCAGAAGAGAAGAGGATGGACTCTATTTTATGGTATATTTTTGAGTCCAATTGATGAGTCTGCGAACAGAAGCATTGAGGGCATCGTTTTAGATGAATCTAAATCTTACCTATTACCTTTCGACTATGGTAAGGATAAGGCAAGCACCTATGCGATGTATAGCGAGACACAAATGAAGGCAGAGGGATTACGAAGTCTGCCTATGTCTGATGAGGTATCTGATGTAGCCTCGGAAATTATTTCATATTGTGCTACCCTTGAAGGACAGAGTGATTTTGAGAGGAACCTCAGAATTATTGCTCAAAATGGAGTTGTCACTAAAAAGAACTCAGGATTGGCCGCATCAATGTGGTTCGTTTGGAATAGAGCAGTTGAAGAAGGAAAAATTGAGAGTCTATTTGGGACTCCTCCAAGAGAATCTGATGAGGATAGCGTTCCTGAAAACTTGAGTTTCCATCTTGGAGAAATTGGAGAGAGGATTGAGTTCACAGGAGTTTTGATGAGGAAATCATCAAGAGAAAGCCAATGGGGTATGACTCATCTGTTAGTTTTTCAAACTATTGATGATGGTAATTACCCTGAAGGTTGTGAGGTAGTTTGGTGGGCCTCGACAAGTAAGCGATTACCCGATGTAGGAGAAACCATTAAGGTAAGAGGAACGGTAAAGAAACATGGAGAGTTTAAAGGAGTCCAAAATACAAGTATTGGGCGAGGACACCTCACAATTATTGAAGAATCAGCAGAATAATATTGAGGAAAAAATATGAGGTTGATTACTCACCATGTAGGTTCATTTTTAGGGCGGAAGAAATGGTATGATAGAATAGTTAAGCCATTTAGATTCATATTAGGATATAGGAAACTGCAATATTTGAATATAGAGGTCGAGAGGAAATTAAAATCTCAAATAGCCGCAGATATTGTAATACTACAAGACATACACTTTAGGGGGAAAAATAATATACCCCAAATAGAGTTATTCAGGAGCAACTTAATCCAAGATATAAAGACTCTCACCCCCTTCACTCAATACTGCGAACCATCTATAATCCCTACGGTTCCAAAAACATATACAGTTGCTTCTTTTTCAAAGTTCCCCACCAAAGTAGTGAAAATGACTGTCAATAGTCATTTAATCGAAACATCTATCAATGAGTTATCTATACTTTCTATTCATCTATCTAAAAAGAACAAACATAGACGAGAACAATTAAGATTCATAGAAGGATACATCAATCAAAACATCCATCGAAAGTATATCGTTGTTGGGTGCTTCAATATTAAACGATTGAAAGAACTTAATTCTCTGATTACGAATTGTAGTCTGTATAAGGCGACCAATAGCCCAACTTACCCTGCCAATAATCCTAAATTATTTAGTTCACTCATCCTATATGATAATTCGATTATCCTATCTGCAACAAATGTGATTCAACAATCTATATCAGACCATTTACCTATCTATTGCGACTTTGAATTAAGATGACCTTCTTGAATCGAAAGGTATTTAAGGGTGATGGAGTAAATACTCAATTACGGTGGAATAATGTCAGACAACGGAGATTTAGACGAAGTAGTGGAGTCTGTGAATGCTATGGCCTCAAAGAAAGGAAAGACTACTAAACAAAATAGATTGAAAGGGTTGCGAGTATATCTTGCAGGGCCGATTGACCATGCAAAGGATGATGGAGTAGGTTGGAGGGATGATTTGAAACCATTTTTGAAAAATAAGGGAATGAAAACTCTTGACCCTTGCGATAAACCTATCAACTACGCATCCTATGGTGAAGTAGGAGATGAAAAGACTAAAATGATGGAACTGAAAAAAATGGGGAGATTCTTTGAACTTTCTGAACAAATGAAAGCCATTTGCCATGTTGATTTAAGGATGACTGATGTAGCCGATTGTGTAGTGGTCTATATTAATCCAAAAATCCCGATGTGTGGGACTATTCATGAACTTGTAAATAGCCTACAACAAAGAAAACCTACCCTTGTAGTTGTGGAGGGTGGAAAAAAGAATGCACCAAATTGGTTGTTTGGGATTATGGATTTCAATTTCATGTTTGATTCTTTCGGTGATTTGAAAGACTTTATGGGATTGGTCGATGAGGCATCATTTACTCCTGATTTGACTCGGTGGGTATTCTTTGATTTTAAGTGAGCCATACTAACCTTTATCTATCTGAATTGTTTTACTAATGATATGTTCGGAGTGGATATATTCAACTATAATGGTGGAGGAACATACATTTCTCCTACGATTGCTATGAGGGCTGATTGGGCAGATTATATTGTTGATAAGCCTACTGTCTATGAAAAGTGTATCTCAGATGATGGATTTGCTGATGGGTGGGTTGAAACGCTAAGTGTTGGAGATAACTTAATTCCTGAAGATAAACAAAACATGAGGGCAATTTCTATTCCTGAAGGATATGTAGCCTCACTCTATCCACCTACTGCTGATGGTGTTGCGGGAACTGCATCACAAGAGATAACAGGGCCGATAAATGAAGATTGCTTGGCTGAAGATTCCCCTATCGCAAAAATTGTGATTACTAAATTGCCAACTTGTGCAAGTCTAAAGAGGGTCAAAGGCGCATCCGATTATGAATGTGGCGTTTGTGATGAGGCAAGAAAAACTTTAACCGGAGAAACCATAAAATATGTTGAAGATACCGATGTAAATAGTGATACTTATGGTGAATGTATTGCAGTTGATAATACTCTCCTTTATGTAGGTATTGGTGGGGCGGCACTACTTTTGCTCATAGTCGCCCTAAAGTAAAACTTTAACAATCAAGAATAAAAAACATAACTTATGTTTGGCGTGGATAATTTCAATTATGGGCAAATATTTAATGCCCCCCTTACTGACTATACTGACCCTGACGATGAGAAGTATTTTTGTATTGACCCTGATAGTGAGTTTCTTGAAGAAAGAGTTCTTTGGATAAATGGAGATAATAATATCACTTTAGAGGGTCATGTGGCTAATGATAATCTGAGTGAAACTTTCAACAAGTATCCAATTCCATCTTCGGTGAGGAAACTGTATATCAAGGCATGGAAAACAAAATTAAAAAGTATGGGTTTTGTTGAGGATTGTGTGAAGGCTAAACAGGAACAAAATGTTGAAAACACAGACACGGACACAAGCACAGATTCAAGTTCAGGTTCAGGTTCAGATTCAGGTTCAGGTTCAGATTCAGGTTCAGGTTCAGGTTCAGGTTCAGATTCAGATTCAGGTTCAGGTTCAGGTTCAGGTTCAGGTTCAGGTGAAGTTGATTGTGCCAAAACCAATCAAGACACTAAAGATGATGGGACTTGTGGAGACTGTATTGAAGGATATATCGTTGACGAAGATACAGAAAGTGATACATTAGGACAATGTATAGAAGAAGATAATACGCTAATCTATGCCGCAATTGGTGGAGCCGCACTACTCCTTCTTGTTTTGGCTATGAAGTGAACCTTTAACATTCAGGACAATTAGAATACTCTTTATGTTCGGTGTGAATGAGTTTGGCTATGGAGTATATACTCCACCCACAATAGGTATGAATAAGGCTGAATGGACTGACTATGTAGTTGATGTCCCTACTATTTATGAGCATTGTCTTGATAGTGGAGATGCTGATGATAACTTTCCGGGTTGGACTCATACACTCACCGATGGTGAGAATGCACTAAGCGAACAACATCAAATGGCATCAGCAATTTCCATACCTGAAGGTTATACAGTTACTCTTTACAAGTTGCCCCTCGATAGTAGTGATAATCCTGAAGCAACAGATGTTAAAGAATTAAAAGGGCCACTTAATGTGGACTGCTTTACTGAGTTTTCGCTAAATGATAAAGTTTCAAGAATCGTTGTCGCTAAAATTAAACTTGATTGTGCAAAAACCAACCAAGACACTAAAGATGATGGGACTTGTGGAGACTGTGCTGAAGGATATGTCCTTGACGAAGACACAGATAGTGATACATTAGGACAATGTATAGAAGAAGATAATACGCTAATGTATGCCGCAATTGGCGGGGCAGCACTACTCCTCCTTGTTTTGGTTATGAAGTGAACCTTTATTAATCTAAACCTACTCATATTATACTGAAGTGGTAGGATATGTCTATATTAACTGTTGAAAAAGGGCTGTCTGCTGATGTTATAAGAACATTGTCAGCACATAAGAAAGAGCCTAAATGGATGTTAGATATGCGGCTAAAAGCCTTTAATTATTTTATCAAGCAACCTACTCCTAAATGGGGCAATACTGAATTATTAGAGGATATTGACTTTGAGGATATATGTTATTTTAATGTAGTAGGTAAAAATGAAGATAATTGGGATAATGTCTCCGATACAGTTAAAGATACATTTGAAGAATTAGGCATCCCTGAAGCAGAACAAAAATGGTTGGGAGGAGTCACAGCACAATATGATAGTGAATCCATATATCACTCCATTAGGGCTGATTTGGTCGAGCAAGGTGTTATTTTCATGGATATGGATACAGGACTTAGAGAACACCCTGAAATAGTTAAGAAATATTTTGGAAAAATTATCCCACATACAGATAATAAGTTTTCAGCACTAAATACTGCATTTTGGTCAGGAGGGTCATTCATCTATGTTCCTAAAGGAATTAAGGTTGAGATTCCTGTTCAAGCATATTTCTTCATAAGTAGTGAAAATATGGGCCAATTTGAACGAACCTTAATTGTTGCTGATGAGGGGTCTTCAGTCCATTATATTGAAGGGTGTTCTGCACCTACATACTCTTCACAAAGCCTACATTCCGCAGTTGTTGAATTAGTCGCTCACAAAGATGCACACATTAGATATACTACGATTCAAAATTGGGCAGACAATGTTTATAATTTAGTAACTAAAAGAGCAATAGCGCATGAGAATGCTTGTGTGGAATGGGTGGATGGAAACATAGGTTCTGCGCTCACCATGAAATACCCTTCAGTAATTTTGAAAGGAGAAGGCGCACACGCTGAAATTATTTCTGTTGCCTATGCTAAAGGCAAACAACATCAAGACACAGGAGCAAAGGTTATTCACTTAGCAAGGAATACAACTTCTAATATTCTATCAAAAAGTATATCTAAAGATGGAGGGAGAACATCATATAGGGGCTTAGTTAAAGTATCTAAAAAGGCAACAGGTTGTAAATCTAATGTGGTTTGTGATGCCTTAATGTTAGATGAAACATCAAGGTCAGACACTTACCCCACTATGGAGGTTTCTAATTCTAATTCAATTATTGAACATGAGGCATCAGTCTCTAAAGTATCGGATGAGCAACTATTCTATCTTATGAGTCGAGGACATAATGAAGGCGAAGCGAAGTCATTGATTATAAATGGATTTTTTGAGCCATTTACTAATAAATTACCGATGGATTATGCAGTTGAATTAAACCATTTACTTGAAATGGAAATGACAGGGTCAATTGGGTGATATAATGAGTAAGTGTGGGTCGAGTATTTATAATCCTGATACAAGTAATCGGGATGTAATAGATTGTAAAATTGCCATTAGTGAAAGAGCCGTGAGTATCCTCCAAGACCTAATAGGCGATAACGAAATGTGGCTTTACCTTATGGTAAAGGGAGGTGGTTGCTCAGGCTACATATATGACTTAGAATTATTAGAAAATAAACCCACAGAATCACACCAACTAATTTACCAAGATACAATTAAACTCGCTATCCATGAATTAGATTCTTCCCTATTAAATGGAATGCTTATTGACTACGAAGATAAATTAATGGGTGGAGGCTTCAAAATGAATAATCCTAACGCAAAGCATTCGTGCGGGTGTGGTCTTTCATTCAATTAGTTATCATCCCATTACCATAGTTTTATCTATCTGAAACTGTTAGAGTTAATTATGTTTGGTATTGATGTCTTCAATAATGGTCATACTTATGCGACATTAAATAAGGGGAGCGAAGGCGGCACAGTATCTTTTTATGCTGGAACAAAGATAAAGATATATAGTGGGTGCAACTTAGATAGCGGAGGATACAAACTTCAAAGTTCAATAGATAATGGAACTGCCCCACAGCCATTAATTGTGGAAATGACAACTCAAACCTTAGCATTATACCCTGCCGATTTACCGAATGGAGATAGTTCTATGACAATGATGTATATTCCCAAGGGATATAAAGTCACTATTACTACTACAAATGGTTCTCTGACGATAGAGGGGCCACAGAATATTGATTGTTTTAACGATGCAATATCGGAGTCGGAAAATAATCTCGGTCTTAGTTATGATGATAAAATTGAATCAATTAAAATTGAAGATAAAAACTTTGTTGGTTGTGCAAATCAAAATAGAATAGAGAATGATGATGGCTCATGTGGTGGGTGTGGTGTGGGCTATTTTGAAAATGAAAATTATGAATGTGTTACTTGTGCATCAGTTAATCAAATCCAAGTGGATGATTTTACTTGTGGAAATTGTATTGAAGGGTATGTCCTCGATGAAACTGAAGATAGCCCTACCCTTGATGAGTGTATCCCCGAAGCACCTGAAGATGATACTCTCCTCTATGTAGGTGGTGGACTATTAGGTGTCAGCATTGTTCTTGCGATACTGATGAGTAAAAAGTAAAACTTTAACAGTCAAAACTTATTTTCAAATATTATGAATCCCCTAAGATTGCCAATGGAATACTACACAAAAGAAGGACTATCAACTTATTCAGTTGCATATACGGGTGCATTAGCCGCAGCCGTAGGGGGATTAGTAAATATTATCCCATCAATCAGAGATAAATCCATGAAATGTGTTATGGTGGATGTAGGAATGATTGCAGGTGGCCTATTTGCCGCTAATGTTTTCTTACAGAAAGCAGGTGTCCTAAGCGGATATTAAGCCCAACCCTTTATCTATCAGAAAGGTTTGTGAATTATTATGGTCTTTGGTAATCAACTAATTGACTTTGCCGCATTAGATGATGGAAGCAAGTCAACCCCGTCAAAAGTAGGGAAAAGCAACAAATATGTTGAAGTTATCGAAGTATCAAGTTCAGGTTTGACTTTCACAGTAACATGGAATCAACCAAGTAAGGGTAATTATGCTGGCTGTGGCCCACAGGACATCTTTGGTGAAGATGTTGATTTCGGTATTTGTGCCGCATACCCTGAGACTATGAGTGAAGCAGATATTAAGCGAAAATTAACTAAAATAATAACTGACGGTGTCAAACAACTACCTATTGAAAAGCAAAAGGCACTCCGAGAACAAGAGAAATATCAAAAAGCCAAGATTGGATGGGAGAGAGTGGCTATGGAATGCCGCAACCGAGGTGAGGGGTGGGATATGTTCAATAAGGATAGAGATTCCTACTATGATGGCCCACCTACTGATAATTGGGTGTGTTTAGAAGATAAACCGTTAGACTTGAATGATGAAGTTGGTGTTGCATCCGTAGTTGACACCAAAACGAATGATGAGGAAGAGGATGACGATGTTGTATCCCCTACCCTGCCTGTAAGAAGTTCTATGGGTAGTAGTGTTGAGGTTGGATTAGGCCAAGGATTTACGGATACTATGAAAACGGGGATGAAAGTATTAGTCGTGGGTGGTATTGGGTATGGAGCATATAAGTTAGAAGATAGAACTTCGATATTTTCCAATCTCTTTTCTAAACTTATGCCCAAGGATAAAACGAAAACATCAGGTAGAGTGAACTCTGCACGAACTACTTCCAAAAGAAAAACAATCAATTAAGGGAACCAAAACCTTATAACTGATGAAGTAATAATATTCTATTGACCATCACCTTTATCTATCAAGATGTATTATTGTAGGATATGGTGAACGAAAGTCAATCATGGGAACTAACCGGATGGAGGAGGAGTTCAAGTCCTGTCCCAATGGCAACATTTACTGTGAACTCTGAAGATAACATCTTCCATACAGAGGAAGAACCTGAAGTAGTTATTGATTTCCAAAATCTGCCTTCAGGAGTCAGAGTTAATGAAAATGGATACCTTACAAATGCTCCAAAAGAATTGGCTATCGAGGATTATATCCACAGAATAGTTTTTGTTGGGAGTAGTAAATCCACAGGGAAGTTTGAATCTGACCCTCGCTTCAAAGAAATATGCCCTGAATCTCTAAATGGGCATTACTCAAACTCAGAGGTGATTCCTTACATGAAAGCGCAATTGAAATCAGGTGAAGCATTGAAACACTATGACCAAACAGAGAAAAAGTGGGTCTATGCTGATGGTTGCGAAGGGGGCAATCACTATTGGGTGGATGAAACTGTGGGGCCATTCACTTCAGGATGTGGGAAGGATGATGCTGACAATTACGATGAGGGAGTGGATTGGAATGATGATTCATTATGCACCTACACTTGTAATGACCCAAATAGACTTATCAACGATGATGGTAGTTGTGCAGATTGTAAAGATAAGTATGGACTAAATGATGATGGCGTTTGTGAACAAGGAATCGCAGATAGATTTTTGGGTGGCATTAATGACTTACCTTGGGAAAAAATGGGTGTGGGATTAGTCCTCTTAATCGGGGCAAAAATCGCATTAGGTAGAGGAGGGAACTAATATGGTAAATAGCGATAATTTAAACTTGAAAGTAAGTGTTGAAAAATACACAGGAATTGCATTTGGTGTTGTAGGATTTTTGGCAATATATTATAGATTTAGATTCAAGAGATTAAAGAATAAATTAAACAAGATGGGCGATTAAGATGGTTTTCGGCCACCACCCATTTAACTTTCATATCCTCGATATGAGAGCAGAAGAGAAAACTAAGATTAGTCTCAAGGAACTTCTTGATTCTGACCCTTATAGTTCATTAAAGGCTAATTTCTCTATTGGAGGTAGTTGGGATGCAGAAGGCAATGTAGTTATCCTTGCAGAAGGTGATGGATTTTACATTATCATCAATAACGGTTGGGAATTGAAAGTTAGAACTAATGACCTCGGAACAGGGGAAACTCGAATTATAGTAGCAAATAGTGATAATCCGGCAATTGAAGCAGAAGGTAACAATGTTGCCATAAGGATTCTCGCATTGAAAGGCCCACAAGTATCATTTACTTATTCTGTATGATGCAAAAACTTATTAGGGTGATTAACATAAGAAAGTTTGTATAGAGGAGAATAGATACTATGAGGAATACTAATTATGGATTATGGCCCAACAATATTGTGATTACTAACGGAACAAAGTCAAAGTATAGTCTATTTCAAGAAATAATAAATCAATCGCTTGGTGAATTAGGTGAAGAATACCCTCGCCTATTACCTAATGAAATCGCAACAATCACTATGAAACGGAATGGGCGACTATACGCAATCAATATTCGAGACATAACTGACCTCCAAGAAGATAAGGATGAAATAATCTCCATAGAAATTAAACCCATAGAACGAGTTAAGTCAACAGAGAGAGATGAAACTGATGATGGTCACACCGAATGATTCAAAGTATATCCCATCTTGCCCTGTGTGTTCTTCAGTCCGAAGAAATATCAGCCTGAAATTGTATGGAGATTCAGTATATGAGTGTGGGTGCGGATATGCAATTACTAAAAAAGGAATCAAACTCCGTGAAACCCTGAAGGTTTAACAGGGTGAACAACAATTTGTTATCAATGACTACGATACTAATTGACGGAGGTTATTTTGTAGGCCGATTAGAAAAACATTGGTTCTATAATCCGAAAAGGAAAAATATGAAATATTGGTGGGAACAACGCAAGGCACAAAAAATCACAAAGGTTGAAAGGGATAATCACTTAAAAAGATTATTCTCTTACGATTTAGGATACCTCCATAAGATTATCCAAGAAATAGGGTTCATGAGTGAAGTTATTGTTTGCTATGATGGAATATATGGTAGGAGGCCAAGGGGCGCACTATATCCAGCATATAAAAAAAATAGAAGAGGAAATGCAGAGGCCCATGAACATAAAGGAATTGATGTAAGGAAACGGATTAATAAATTAAAACATAATCCCAACGAATTACTACCTGATTGGAAAGCCGAATATGATGATTACAAAGAAGCCGATGATTTAATTGGAGAATATTGCACCCATTCTAAACCTGACGAAGATATTATTGTCATGAGTAAAGATAAAGACTTATTTCAACTAATGACTCTGCCCAATGTAAGAGTTCACGATTTTACAAACTTCATGACCTCTAACAGATTATTAGACGAGTGCGGAGTCAAGCCTGAACAATACCTTGAGTTCAAAGCATTATCAGGGGATAGGTCAGATAATATACCCGGCGTAAATGGAATTGGGCCTAAGAAAGCCGCAAAGTATTTAAGCAAATATGGCTCAATAGGCGATTTCCCTGAAAATATACTTACAGATGAAGAATACAAATTAGTATCTTTATGGAAACGAATAACTCAACTGCCTTTCCATCAGCATTAAATAGGTCTTGTGGAGATGGAATGATGATGTCTGTTAGAAAACGATTCAGCAAAAGCCTATTTGAAGATAATGATGAACTTGCGAGGGCTACGGTTGAAAAACTAAAACACCATTTTGGCCTTGACGAGTTTAGAGATTCAAAGAACCGATATACTGTGGATAGGGAGGGGTGGAGAGATGACACTCACCTCATGAATGTCGAAGTTGAAGTTAAACATAATTGGAAACAAGGATTGAAAGCATTCCCCTATGAAACTATACATTTACCTAAAAGAAAGGAAAAATACCTTGAGTTGGAACAACCAACCCATTTTGTGATTTTTAGTTCAGATTTGGGTGGGGCAATCGTATTCTCAGACAAAACGGTTAATGAATATGGTGAACTGAAAGAAGTTCCAAATAAGTTTGTGCCTAAAGGTGAATTATTCTTCAACATTCCTATTGATAAGACGGCATGGTTAAAACTCGGAGATGAATAATATGGATTTACTTATTGACGAGCAGTTGTTGAATCAATTTATTAAAGATACAGATGATGGGGGACACTTAGCACATAAGGCTCTCCACGCATTATTAAAAGATATGGCTATGTTAGGTTATCTGTATCGAGATGAACATACTATTACATTAGTAAATAACAAGGTGACTGCGGAAGATGATGAGGAATATCAAAAATATCTTGACCAAAGGGCTTCGTGGAGACAGAAGGTAAATTGGGAGGACATGGAACATGACTCTGATTGAAAATATATTTTGGAAGGTCTTTAAACCTCATACCAAAGTGTTAAACCAAATGAGTGTCGAAGAATTAGAAACCTTAACCATCGGCATGAATGGAGTAGTCTTACACCATGAGGGTGAAACTTTTAATTTCATAGATGATGATGTATTATTCTCAGAAAACTATGCACTTACACTAAATCAATTAAAAGTCCACGATTTTGAGGATTGGTTAGATGTGGACTATATTGGATTAAGTTCATGTGTAGGGGGTGGCATTGATGCTACTCTGAAAGAAATGTTCGCCATGCAAAACTGTGAACTGTTAGATGCCAAAGGTAATGATTCAACAACCTTTGAATCTCAAATAATTATAAACAATTAATTAACTAAGTGGGTGTGGGACATTCTTATCCCCTAAAGTCCACCTTAGAGTTTTTACTACACCTTGGAGGGCTTTAAAGTTTCGAGCATGAAAAAACCATGCCTTAGTTTGAGGGCCATTTGATTCCATCCCTAACCGATGTTGATTTAATGTCCTTTCTGCCTTATCTAACATCTTCTCCATCTCATCCCATGACCTATTATATGAAAAACAATCTGATTCTTGGTGGTCTGACATAAGGTTGCTCATAGAAGGTCGGATGTTGTCTTTCTATTTAAGGGTTGAGGTCGTTAAATATAACTAAAAAACCTATTGATGCCACCTACCTAAAATAATTATGAAAACAGATTAGACAATTTTATTAACACACCCTTTATGTATCAGAAGCACACTACATATATTATGGCCTTTGGAAATAACACCATTGATTTTAATTCATTAGGTATTAAACAACCCTCAAAAACAATATTCCAATCACAATCAGTTATGAGAGTAGTTGATGATAATGTGGATTGGGAAACAGGTGCAATATTAGATGATGATAATGTGGCGTTCACATATGGTGAAGGTGCAACACCCGCAGGGGCTACATTAATCCAAGAGCGAGAAGAAATAAGGATGGAGGAAATCAGGTATGAAGATGCTACTGTGGATGAAATAGCAACAGCACAAGAACAGGGCAGCATTTACCATCAATTAGATACTACTACTCAAGAACATCAAGATTTATTTGATGGGATGGGAAGATTCACAGGTAGTGGTGATGAGCCTATGCGGTATGGAGAAGGTGTTGGAGGAGTAGGCACACAAACTTTTGTGGGTAGAGTATCAAGCGTATTCCAACGGGCGTGGTGTTTAGTGGGAGATTGTAGCGAAGTTAATACAAATACTCAAAGAGTATTGGATGATATGAGTTATACATATAATGAAGAAGATGAGCCTAATGAATATTCTAATACAGGTATTGGGTGTTATAATGAAGATGGGGAATATATTTGTGATGATGATGGTAATTTAATTACTGAATCAACAAGTGGCAGTAGCAATAGCGGAGGGGGTAGTGGCGGATTAGGAACTAATAATATGAGCAGAGGAGATGAAGAAGCCCTACAACGGAAAGAAGATGAAACTCATGTGAAGGGTGGCTCTAATGAAAATCTCAAGCAAAAAGTAATAGATATGTCTAATGAACAAAAAGGTATAGCCGTTATTGGCATCGGTGCATTAGGATTTGGTCTATACAAACTTGAAAAAGATAAGGGAGTCTTTACTAAGGCATATAATGATTTTCTAAAAATGGCTAAAGGAATTATGAAGAAATCATAGAATCCATTAAGTAGGTTGCTAACCTATAATAAGTTATGGAATTAATCGTTGATTCTAACGAACCTAAGTTCTTTGCAGAAAATATTGAATGCGAAGTCAAGGCATTACCTGAAGGGGATTTTTGGATAGTAGGCAACGATAAAAAAGTAGTCATTGAGCGAAAGACATGGGATGATGCGTATAACTCTTGGGTGCAAAAAAGGCTTGAAGAACAAGTATCACGAATCATAGAAAACCATAAGGATTATATTCTATTGATTGAAGGAAACAAACAAAGTTCAAGATTATGGAGGAGTAAGCAATTCCACCAACTTGATTCACTTCAAAAGTTCCTCAATCGAATGAGTGTTGAAGCAATTCCTGTAATCTATACCTCATCTAAAAAAGATACCTGTTCATATTTAACTTACCTGTCAAAAAGAATTGAAGGCGGAGAGTATGGGAAACTGATACGAAAGACGACAATCCTAAAATCTTCTCGAAATAAATATCACAACATAATGAGCATGATACCGGGAATTACTATTGAGAGGTCAAAAAAACTTTACGATTTGTTCAATAACCTACCTGAGTTCATTAATAATATTGAAAAGGCAATCGAACTTGATGCTGAAAATAAGAGATGGATAACTAATGTGAAAAAAATCCAAGCATTCATCGAAGAAGAATGGGGAACTACTCCAAATCGAGAAATTATCAAATTAGTTCCACAAGATGAAGGGCAATAGTTAAATACCTCAACACAACCATTCTCCATTATGAGTGTTGAACCTGATGAATCTCAAGAAGTTGAGGGAGAAAAAAGCCGAATTAAAATTACTATGACGGCTACTTTGGCTAAAGGAATTGTGAAAGCGATTGAAAATACTGATGAACAGGCCATTTTTGTATTTGACAAATATGGATTATTTGTTAGAGTTGCAGACCCACTACATTCAAGAGTTGTGGAACTAATGGTGGAGCCGTCTTGTTTTGATTCTTATGATTTCTATATGACTCCACAGGATGAATCAGAGAATCATACACAAATTAGAATGGGTGTGGTAATTTCAAGGTTGAAAGACATAACAAAAACATTAGTTAAAAAAGATATGTTGGAATTAGAGTATGTTGATGGCACTAATCGAATAGAGACTTTTAGTAAGAGTATTCAGAGGAGTATCCGATTGATAAGGTCTGAGTTAATGAATCAGATTCCTGAAATTAAAGTTTCACACTTGTTTTCAGCAGAGATGGAAAATGATACTCTTAAGCCGTTTCTTAAAGCGGCGAATACGAAGGGAGGGTCGGTGGATGTGATTACTGATGGTAAGTTTATCCTATCCTCTGAAACCGATGAGGGTGCAGTCCAAATTATCCTTGAATCTGAAGCCGTTAATTTGAGGCCAATAGATTATGTTTCTATGACTTCTTACTCTGTTCAAGAAATTGCGAAAGCCACCTCGACAGGCACAGGCTTGCTCTCTATCAAAGGTAAGCAGAATGCCCCCCTTGAACTAAAGTGGAAAACTGCAACAGGAATGCAGATTAAGGCTTGGATAGCCCCTCGGTTGTGATATTATGAGAACTAAACCAACTAATTTTGAAGCCGCTAAAGCAGTAATTGTTCTTGGAGAAGGGATTACTGCTGACCAAATCATTGATAGAATGCTCACAATGGGTCGGAGAGAAGTCCCCACCAAAAAAGCCATTGCGGTAAAGTTTCGGTGCGACCCTGATATTGATATAGTCAAGAAAGGCCGAGAACCTACCTTGTTCTTTAGAGTAAAATAACCAATACCATTAAATATCAAAGAGGAATACTAACCTATTATGTCAGATGAAGTTAAGGTAATACCTATCCTTCTTGAACATGAAGTTTATCCTGACGACCCCTCATATCCATTCCCTGAAGGTGTATCAACAATTCAAGAAAAAACAGATTATTGGATGGAAAAAGATATTCGAGCGTGGGATGAGTTTCCGGGTAGTCCTAACAGTATGTGGAATCGGGATGGGAACACCGCTACCACAATGGGTGGTATCCCTTGGCGAACTTATAAAAATCGAGGAGTAGCAAATAGTGATTTTGAGACTTATTGGCGAAAATGCCACAAACAAAGAATCACAAACTTTAACTCATCAGATGAAACAAAAAGTGGCTTCAAGGTGTTTCATGAGGTGACAGGGTATTATAAGATACAGATTGCGAATGCCTCCGTATTAGTCAACCAAGGTCGAAGAATAGAACAAATATTGAACCTCATCACAGAAAGTAAGTATGGTTTAATTGACCCACTCACATTAAGGGATGCAGCATTGCCTCTCGAAAATCAAAATGGGCGAATTGAATATTACCTAATCGGTGATGTATCAAACCCTTCTGAAATTGGATATGAGGTGTTAGAAGCCGAAGTTGCACCCCTCATACTAACTGATACACTCCTATATTCCACCATTAAAGGATATATTTTATCCGAATATAATTCTAACTCTAATCCACCCATCCCTAAAAATATATTCTCAACTATTATGAGATTAGGTGAGGATAATCAAATATTTGCCACCATGAGGCATGATATTCCCGCCACACAAAGAATGATTGGGGAAATCACAAATGAATTGATGGAAATGGAAAGTTCGGAAGTATTAAAAATGGCCGAAACCTATGACATTGAAGAAGCACAGTTTGGAGATATGGGGGAATTAGAACTAATTTCTAAATCAATTTCTTTGAAAAAATTATTGTCATTGAAGTATGAAAATCAAACTACTAAGGTTCAGATTAATAAATGGAGGCCACCCCTTGAGAACTTGAAGCGAGGAGAGGCTTGGCCTGTGTCTGATGCGGGCGACTACATAATCCACATAACGCAAAACCCACTTGAAATCATGTTTAAGTCGTCTAATCGGGCGTGGGGGAATCAGTCATGCGAAGCACTCCAAAACGGCTATCATCAAGGTTGTTTTGATGATTTTAAGTTTGGTAATGGTATT